GACTGGCTTCTTACTTACGCGCTTTCGCGTTGCCATTTCTGACCCCTTTCGCTAGGGCCAATTCTAGCTGAGACTCCATTTTATCAAGGCGCGACACTATTGGAATATTCTCCAATTTAATTATGTATCGAAGGCCAGCAATCAGCAAGGCTATAGAGCCTAAGACTGAAGCTACTAAGGTGGCCAACTCAGCCGCGGGCATTAACGGACTTTGCCGTAACGCTCGTAATTAGGGTTAAGCCAGTTAATAATGCTAGGCAAGACTGATACGAGAGCTGCATTGGCAATTGCATCGACATCTAGGCCGACTGCTAGATAAGTCGCTAGTGCCGTTGCTAGGAATGTCTTTGCCCAGCTCTCTGCCATTTTCTTCAAGTCGTTCATTAGCTTCTCCTTCGAGGTTGAAATAACTGCCATCTTTGTCTCCCAAAGTTGTAAATGAAATATGAAAATGAGACCGGTGTGGGTTAGCGCCTTTGTAGGCTCTGCGCCTCCATCCCAATATCGGACTCATAATCTTTCCATCAAAAATAATGTAAGCAATTCGCTTATCGCCTTTCTTGGCGCATTTACGAATCTTTTCAACCAGAGCATAAGCTTCTTCTTTATGAGCGTTTAAGTCTGCATCAATATCTAAAGCTCTGACGATTCCTCTTGCGTCTGGTATATGGTCAGAACTGCCCTTTGCAAGATGCCGAGCATCAGCAATCCAGCCATCAGACTTACGATCCCTATCAGGATAATCATCATCTATCTGATTCCTCAGTTGAATTCCAGCAGCGCATAATTTAGCCATATCAATTGATTATAGAGCTAAGTCGACACAATCTTGAGGGATTGTGCTAGAGGCCAAGGGCTTTTAAGTCGTCTGTATCAAGTCCAAGAGCCGCTAATTTAGCTAAAGCTGCTTCGCGTTTTTCTTGCGCTTCAAGAATGCTTGCTTCTTCGGCCGCTTTAACTGCTAAATGTGCCGCTTCAATTTCAGCCCAAGTTGGCGCATCGCCTTCTAAAACATCCCATTTAATTGTCGAATAATCAGCATTATGAAATGAAAATTCAGCATTTGGTCGTAAATATTTTATGGCTTTGTTTAATTCTTTTTCGTTCATATTATGCACCTATTTCCATTAAAGTGATTGTTGATTCATCTGAACCTCTTTGAAAAATTGTGCTAAGGCTAGAACCTGTTGCTCCTGTTGATGCTTGCACCTTATATGTGGTAGCAGAAGTAGTGTTTGGGCTATCTAGATAAATAATTGATGGATTTGTAATGTATTCAACTGTATTAACAGAACTGCTGGCATACCACATCTGAGCCCCATCATTATCTCTAGTCAATATGTCAGTTGCTCCGCGCACTAGATTCCATTCAACGGAAGTTGCATTTTGCCCTGTGCTCCACACTTTAGCCGAGACAAGAACCAAAATCTTTGAAGTTGCGGCACTTGGAGTTATTGTGGCGGTTATTGTCGTATCAGTCATCGTTCCTGTTGAGATAGTTGTTGAAGTTGTAGTAACAGCAGAAACAACCTGCAACACTTTGCCACCACCAGGAGCAGCAATCCATTCAGGGGCGGTTGCACCAGCATTAACTGCAAGAACTTGTCCAGCCGTTCCAATGCCAATCCGAGCTTTAGCAGTGCTGCTAGTGTAATAATCAATATCTCCAGCAGTAGTTCCTGGGTTTAGATTCTTGACTGTTGTGTCAGCAGATGATCCAAGTGTGCGGATAGCAGATGCTCCATCTTTGACTAGGTCTGTATCATCGGGCGTAGTCCAAGAGTAATTCGTTGTGGTTGCCATTTAATCTCCTATGCAACTATTGTAGCGTTAAGCCAGTCCAAAGTTGGGCTGATTGTATTCCAAGTCTCAGTCGCTGGGACTGAGTTCCATCTGAACGCCTGAAGGCTGAAAGCGATAGGCGAGACATTTAGGGTTAAATTGAGCTGGTTAAGACTGGCTGTCCAAGTCCATCCTTCGACAAATCCTTGGAATTCTCCACCCACCATATTGGCTGGCAAGTTAATGATATTAAGCGGTTGGCCCATAAATACGCCAAGAAGGTTATCTCGGTCTGAATTGTCGATTTCACCGCTGGCTATCGGGAAGGTTATCTGCCTTAAGGCAAATTGAGGATAGGCGCGGATAAGTAGATAGAAGGCTGCTTGAGCATTGGCATCGCCTTGGTTGCGAAGTGTGGTCGATATGGTAGAGGCGAGAAGGCCATATTCAGATATTGATGCCAAATCTTCATCTGTCACTTCTGCCCCTGAAGTTCCATATCCAATAGTTATAGAATTTCTAACATCGCCAGCTCTTTTTACAATTGAAAGTCCGGGGCCAATAGAATGATTTCCGTCTAAATCGACATACCCATTAGTTGCTAGGTATTGCGATCTATGCGTTGAATCTGCATATCCAATTCGGCCTTGATTATCCTCATATAAATATCCAAGTCCGCTAGTCGCAAAGCGAGAAGCGAGATTATAAACAGTATCGTTAAGATTATTTTCAGAATGAAGCTCATAATCTCCTGGGGTATCAATCTCACCCAATCCACTATTTTCTGCATCTTGCCATTGGACGAGTGGGTCATAGCCATTCCAAGTCTCGGCCGCTGGAACTTCGTTCCATTGATCAAATAATACTGTGCTAAGAAGTTCTTCGATTCGGTCTCCGTCAAATTGATGAGGAAAGTTGCCTACATATACGGCTCGACTTAATCTGGCTAAAGCTCCTACAGCAGTGATTTGTATTCTTTGACTCATAGCGGTTGAGCCAGAAGTCTGCACTGTAATACCTAAATCGGTAATAAACCCACCAAATAGATTTACATAGGTAGCGGACGAATCTTGCACCTCGACAGTAACTGCGTCATTGATTTCAAATGGAACAGAACCCTCATTGGTTTCAATTAAAGTTAAACTGCAATACCCAGCCAATGGCTGTTGATAAATATCGGTTCGACCAAAAGTAATCGTAAGTCCGCTAAGTGTTGCCCCAGTAACAGTTGATCCATTTACTTTAATTCGATAGACGGGATTCCAAAAGCTCATACTGTCAAAGTATCAAGCGAGCCAGTCCTTTGCTGACTTTCATTGAGAGCCTGAATAACTGATCGCGTAAAGCCTTCAGAATCGATTGCAGATGGGGCATTTACATTTATTGTGATGCCTTGATTACCAGTATCTGAGGTAGTAATTCCAGCTTTACGATCCGCAATGCGTTGGCGAATAGCAGCTGTTTCTTCTTCTAGTTGCCTTCTTCTTGCAATTGCATCTAAATATTGTTGAGTAGGGACAAATGGAATGCTGGGAGCAAATGGATTACTAAAATTGCCACCTGGAATAATTGTGCTAGATACAGTTCCAAAATCACTTGGTAAGCCTTCATTTTCAAATGCAGCATTGCTAAAACTAGAATTGCTAAACGGATTAATTTTGCCAAGGAATTGAGATAAAGGATTATTCTTAATGAAATCGACAAACTTCTTATAAGCGGAGTATAAGTCTTGAAAGAAATTAACTGCCTTTCCTACAATATTAACTAAAGTAGTAAATGTAGTAACTATTCCGTTAATCGCTCCTTTAAGAGCACCAGTCAAAATAGGCACTATATATTTATTTAGGAAATTCCAAATAGCAGTAAATTCTTCTTTATTGTCTTCAAGCGCTTTGGTTAATGGTTTTAATTTATCTTGTATAGCTTGAACCGCTGGGCCAACCTTTGTATTAAAAGTATCTAGTAATTGAGTTAGGATAGGCAATAATCGAGCGCCTACAGATTCTTTAGCCTCATCAAAGGCAACCTGCATCCTTGCCATCTTGCCACTAAAAGTATCTGCCTGAACCGAAGCTTGGCCGCCAAAGGTTTCGGCAAGTGATTTAGTTACATCATCAAAGCTCATTGATTTCAACTCAGCAGCAGAAAGTCCTACGCCAAGACGCTGTAGCGAAGTGTTGTTGCCATCATAAGCCTTAGCAAGGGCTACGCTGACTGCCTCTAAATCCTTGCCAGAACCAGCAGCAATATCTAAGGCTAGGGTTTGTAGTTTTTGAGCTTCGGCAACATCATTCGTAGCTCTTACTAGTTTTTCAAAAGAAGGTCTTAATTTGTCATCAGCAATACCAGTAGCCAAAGACATCTTTAGGATTTGATCCTCTACTGCTTTTATCTGTTCTCGAGTAGCGCCAGTGGTATTTTCTAAAGTCTGAGCTAATTTGACTTGAGCCTTTTCATCTTCGATAGCTGCTTTAACGCCATCTATAAGCAACTTACCAGCATAAGCAGCAGCAGCAGCGGCGGCAACCGCAAAAGCGGCGGCAGCCTTCTTTCCAAATTCCCCTAGCTTATTGCCAAAGCCTTCAACTTCTTTTTCACCTTGGCCAAGCTTTTTCTTTAGATCATCAACATCTGCAAGGATTGATAGCTTAAGCGTTCTATTGCCAGCCATTTGTTATCCCCATTTCTTTAAGATTGTAGCAAAAGCTTCTTCCCATTTACGCACTAATTCAGGCTGAATCTTGCGAAGTGTCGGGTAGATGAAGTAGCCAGAATTGCCGCGTCCGCGATTGGGAGTTCTTCTGGGGAACTGGCTATAGCGGTTACTTCCAAATTCAAGACCCGCCCAGAGCTTCTGTGTTGTTGCGCCACCAGAAAACCTTTGAGATGCAAAGCCATATGAGAATTCGCCGATTTTAGATGACTTGCTGATTCTGACACCTTCGGCAACTCTCCGAACACCAGCACTCGCGACCGTTCGTCCCATAGCGGTAACTTTAATTTGATTGGCGGCGTAGGTTGCAAGGGCATTACTTTCGGTTCTAGCTTCTTGAATTGCTTGGTCATCCATTGCTTTAAAGGCTTTAAGAATACCGCGTAGCTCGCTACGATCATAAGTAATCGGATCACTTGCCACCATTTCTCTCCTTTAGTATTTCCAAGGCTGTCAAGACATCTTCCGCATCATCCCAATATTGTTTTGGAATCCGCGTCTCAATTGCCAGAAGCGTTAGAAGATAGTTTAGGCTTCCAGCGGTGTGGCTTTTGGGTTTTCATTCACCACATCGATATCTGCAACTGTCTCCATCCATACTTCGAAAGATTTAACTGGCTTACCAGCCGCTTCGCGTTTCATTGCGTTATATGCCAAAAACATAATGTCCCAGACACCGCCTAATTCGCCAATCGTCTTGCCAGTTGCCTTCTCCCATTTAGCATATTCAGGCGGTTGGGCAACATAAGTTGCTTGCTCGTCTGAGTTGTATGTAATTGTAATTTGCGACTTCATAGCTCCCGATGCTCCGATCTATTAGGTGTAAGACTCCGCTGGTTGTCCAACGACTGTTAAAGTCCAAGTATCAGTAAGTGCTCCTGGTGCTGCACCGCCAGCTGTTGGGAAAATAGGCAATACATTGAAAGTGAATACTGCTCCAGTTACGGCGGTAAAAACTACCTGAACTGTGGTATTAGGATTCTGCTCAGCGTTATTCCACATTGATTCAAAAAGTGAGCCGTGAGCGCCAGAAGCACCCCAGTCCTGAAGTAATTCAATTGTGAAAGTCCATTGCTTATCAACTGACTTATAAGCGCGACCATCAAGAGTTTGATAAGTCTCGATAATTGTTTCAGCAGACAAAG